CCAACTGGAACTGATACCAGTGTATATAAAGACTTTGATGCTTACATGACCAGACTTGATCCAGTAGGAGGTTATCTTGCTGCAAAGTTTGGAAAAGAAAAAGCAGAAAGTTTAGTAAACGATTTCCTATTTGAATATGGTTAACGCATGGAGTTTAGCAGCCTCCGTATTAGATGGAACACTTGATGAAGATTATCCTATTATGACAAAATTAGAAACAACTATTACTCCACAAGAAAGTGATGAGTATGATCCCCCAAAAGCAAAACCAGAACCAATTACTTCATTAGAAACTGAAGATACAGATGAGGTTGTTAATGTTCCTTTAGGTAATGTTAATCTTGATGAGATTACTATTAGTACCAATGAATATGGTCAAGAACATTCTCCTTACTACTACGATTACGACAGAAATGATCCAGATAGACCAGACCCATTTGTAGATGCATTTGATCATATGATAGGAGATGGTTATCCATCAGCATTTAATACATTTGCAGATAACGATGATCAGATTGCACATCATTTTGCAGATACATTAACGCTAAATACCGAGGGCCCAACAAAGGAAACTATGTCAGACAGCAGGAACAAGTATCATGAAAATGAGATACTCAAAGATGTGGAAGAGTATGTATCACGTACTTACAATGGACATTATACAGGTACTAAACACGAGTATCGTAATGTTCAGACAATAGACTTGATGGCATCTAGAGATCTTGCTTCTGATTTCTGTCAAGCAAACATACTTAAGTATGGTAGTCGCTATGGAAGTAAGGATGGAAGAAATAAAAAAGACTTGCTAAAAGTAATACATTATGCTATGCTATTATTACATTTTGATGAACATTACGGTAAACCTTCGATGACCAGTGGTAACATTGATCACAACATGCCTTAATTATGAAACTACGAGAATTTACTATGAAACTGTCTGACAAGACTTTAACTTTATTGAAGAACTTTTCATCAATCAATCAATCGATTCTTTTTAAGAAAGGTAGTTCTTTAAAAACTATCTCTGTAATGAAAAACATTCTAGCAGAGGCTACTATTGAAGAAGACCTTCCCACAGATTTTGGTATCTATGATCTTAATCAATTTTTGAATGGTCTTGGTTTGCATCAAAACCCTGATCTAGATTTTGAGAATGAAGGTCATGTGGTTATTAGAGAAGGAAGATCACGTACAAAGTATTTCTTTGCAGATCCTAATGTAATTGTTACTCCACCTGATAAAGAGATTGCACTTGCTAGTGAAGATGTTTCTTTTGAGTTAAGTACATCACAGTTAGATAAGCTACTTAAAGCAGCAGCGATTTATCAACTTCCAGATCTTGCAGTAGTTGGTGGAGAAGGAGTTGTTAAGATTGTAGTTAGGGATAAGAAGAATGATACTTCTAATGATTTCTCTATTATAGTTGGTGAGACTGATTCAACATTCTCATTTAATTTCAAGGTGGAGAATATTAAAATTCTTCCTGGTACATATGATGTGGTAGTATCTCAAAAGTTATTATCAAGGTTCACTTGTAGAGATTATGATTTGACCTATTACATTGCATTAGAACCAGATTCTACATTCGGATAATGTTTATGTCTGGAGATAATTTACACGGTAAACAACCTGATATCCGCTATAGTGTAAATGTTCATCATGAAGAGGAGTGGGAGAAAATGTCTTTAAAAGAAAAGATGGAAGTCATGTCTCCTGCTATTAAAAAGTGGGAGCAAGATTTTCTTCAAAAGAATAGGAGTAAGTTGAGTAAAAGAGAAGTTTCAATTCTTGAAGGTGC